GTCGCCGATGGCGATGCTCGACAACGATATGAAGATCGCGACCGCCACCTTCACGCAAGACAGCAACACCGGCACGCAGACCACGCTCGTCGTCGTCATTCCCGAGCTGCTGCGAGGCCGCGAGAAATTCAACCCCGGCTAAACGGAGGACCGCGTGCATCGCGCCACGCCGCTCAATTCATCGTTTCGCGCCTACACCGCCGGCGGTGCGCGCAGCGTGGTCGAGAAGGTGGACGACTCGAAGCTGATGCAGGAGATGGCCGGAAATTTCATGGCCAACGAGAGCCGCAGCGGGATCGAGGCGCCGCAGAACTACGGTTTCTCCAGCGTGGTGTTCGATGCCGAAAAGGACGTGATGGGCCGCATCAAGGCCAGCGCCGAAACCTTCATCGGCTTCATGGGCGGCAACCGCTCCTTTCCGGTGGCCGGCGCCATGGATGATCGCCGGCATCGCCTTTACAAACTCGAGCCGGGCGACACGGCGATGTTTCGCGGGCGCGGCGACAAGCAGCAACTGCACCTGACCAAGGATGGCGGCTTCTGGTCGGCGCCGCAGGATAAAACCGTGCGCATGCAGCTGGTGCCGTCGGACAGCGAGAGCAACGCCAGCATCGCCAGCGGTGGAAGCTCGGGCGGCCGCGCGAGCGCGCAGCAACTGGAAGGCGCGGGCAACAGCAGCTCGGGCCAAGACGGCGGCCAGCAGAAGCGCGGTCAGGAGCCGGTCTACAAGGACGGCCAAGGCTCGCATCGCTTCGTTGATGTCACCAAGGACAAGACACGCGCCTCTGGCAATCAGGTCCACCTGATGCTGGATGACCAAAAGACCTATGTGCATGCGCACAGCGACAAGAACGTCTATCTCGGCGCCGAGGCCGGCACGGCGTCCTTCGATCTGCTGATCACGCTGTCGGGGCCATGCGTGAACACACTCGGCAAGAAGGGCTGAGCTGGTGGCCAGCAAGAACGTCCCCGATGTCCGGTTGGTCCAGAACAATCAGTTTCCGCAATACTCGGTCACGATGGACTGGCTGCTGCTGCCGGACGGCACGCTGGACGAAACGCAGGCGCTGGCCACAGCCATCATCGTCGCGCTGGGCACCAATGCACTGGCCTCACCCGAAGATGAGCTGCCCGACCCGGACGCGACGGATCGTTGCGGCTGGTGGGGCGACTTGGATGCCGAGCTGATCTGGAAGGGCTGGCCGATCGGCTCGAAGCTTTGGCTGCTGCGCCGCGCGAAGATCAACTCGCCGGCATCGCGCCAGGGTTCGACGCTGGTGATGATCGACAACTACATCCGCGCAGCCATTCAACCGTTCGTGGATAGCCGGGTCTGCTCGGGCTTCGATGTCTGGGTCACGCGCGTCGATAAGCAACGCGTCGATGCTCTGGTGAGAATTTATCGGGGGCCGTTGCCGGAAATCGACCTGCGCTACGCCGTGCTATGGGATGCAATGGTGGCATAGATGCCGTGGTCAACCCCGACGCTGCGTCAGGTTCGTTCCCTGGTGCGCGACGCGGTCAATGCATCGTTGCCGGGAGCCGACGCCAGCGTGCCGAACAGCGTGCTGCGCGTGCTGTCGGACAATCAGGGCGCGCTCTGTCATCTCACGCTGCAATATGTCGATTGGCTCTCGCTGCAGCTCTTGCCCGACACCGCCGAGACGGAATGGCTCGATCGGCACGGGCAAATCTGGCTGGTCAACGCCGATGGCTCGACGGGCCGCAAGCTGGCGACGCTGGCATCCGGCACCGCGGAATTTCAAGGGATCATCGACGGCACCGTGATCCCGACTGGGACGCAGCTGCGGAGCGGCATCGGCATGCCGGCTGGCTCGGACTCGCCCAACGAGGCGGTCACCTACGAGACGATGGAGGACATCACCACCTCGTCCAGCTTGCCGGTCACCGGAGCGATCCGCGCGCTGGATGCAGGCAGCTTCGGCAATCTGCCTGACGGCTCCGCGCTGTCGATGGTCACGCCGGTCCCCGGTGCCAGCCAGGAAGCCAGCGTTGTCACGCTGGCGGGCGGCGCCGATACCGAAACCGACGATCAGCTGCGCGCCAGAATTCTGCAGCGCATCCGCAATCCGCCGATGGGCGGCTCGGAGGCCGACTACGTTGCGTGGGCCTTGGCGGTTCCCGGCGTCACGCGCGCATGGGCCGCGCCCGAGCAAGGCGCCGGCACCATCACCGTGCGCTTCCTGATGGATGATCTGCGCGCCGACGATGACGGATGGCCGACGCCGGCTGATGTGCAAATCGTTCACGACTACATCGACAAGAATCGGCCCGTCACGGTCAAGGATTGCTACGTGCTGGCGCCGATCAAGCAGTTCATCGACGTTACGATCGCCAACTTGGTGCCCGATACCGACGAGGCCAAGGCCGAGATCGAGCAGAGCGTAAAAGACATGCTTTTCATGATGGCGGCGCCGGGCCAGACGATCTATGCGGCCTGGGTCTCCTACGCGATCATGAACGCGCCGAGCGTTCAGTCATTCAATCTGATCACCACCGACGACTACGTGATGCCCTCGCTCGGGCACATGGCCGTGCTGGAGACGATACTCTATGAGTGACCGGCATATCCGCAGGGGGAGATCTGATTACACCGATGCCTTCCTGTCGATGCTGCCGCAAGGCCAGGCATGGCCGAAGCACGTGCCCGATAGCGTCCTGGTGCGGGGCATCGCCGGCCTGTGCGGTTATTGGGGCTTCGTCGATGGCCGCGCCGCCGATCTTCTGGAGGTAGAGAGCGATCCGCGCACCACGGTCGAGCTGCTGCCGGACTGGGAACGCAACTGGGGCCTGCCTGATCCCTGTTATGAAGAGCCGCAGACCATAGGCCAGCGGCAGCTGGCGCTGGTCATGCTGATGACGATGCGGGGCGCGCAATCGCGCGAGTTCTTCATCGCAGTGGCCGCGCTGCTCGGCTACACGATCACCATCACCGAATATCGGACTTTCGTCGTCGGCATCGATCGCTGCGGCGACAATCGGGTCTACGGCGACGGCTCCAACCCCATGTACAACGAATGGGGCCAGCCGATCCTCAATCCCGATGGCAGGCCGGTCGCCGAGGGCGAGCTATCGGAATGGCCGAACGACGGGCTCGGCCCCGATACCAACCGCTTCTACTGGACGATTCACGTTCACGAAGCCTCGCTGACATGGTTCAGGGTCACCAAGGGACAAACCGGCGTCGATCCGCATCTGCGCATCGGCAAGGCCGACGATCTCGAATGCCTGCTCAATCGCTGGAAGCCGGCGCACACCGAAATCATCTTCGACTATTCGGGGCTGGAAAATCCGGGCGACCCCATGGCCGGGACGCCTTGAGAGGGAACGCGCATCAATGCTTTACAATCAGCCATACGGCGTCAGCGATCCGAATGCGCCCTACATCAACGGCAACCCCTCCACCGGCACGATGGGCAGCATTCCGCCTGCGGCATCGATCGAGTACCCGCAGCGCGAGATCGTCAATCTGATCAACGATGCGGGCATCGTGCCAGATAACGGCGATCTGCATCAGCTGGCCAAGGGCGTGCAAAGCGGGCGGCTGATTTACGGCGACGATATCGGCGCCGTCAATCAAGTCTCGCTCGCGGTGTCGCCGCCGGTGACCGCACTGAGCAAGGGCATGCAGTTCATCACCGTCTTTGCCCACGACAACACCGGACCGGCGAGTGCGAGCGTCAGTGGCCTGCCCTTTGTCGAGATCGTGCATCCGAGCGATCGCACGTCGCTGCAGCCGCTCGATCTTCGCGCCGGTGCCATCGGCTGCTTGGCCTATGACGGCAGCAAATTCCAGCTGGCGTGGGCACAGACCCCCGTCGGGGCGCCGGTCTTTCTGACCGCGCCGCTCGACTATTACGTCGGCGGTGCCGGCGCGAGCGATCTCAACGACGGCACCACGGCGGCGGTGTCGGGCATTCACGGGCCCTTCGCGACACTGCAGAGGGCGATGGACACCATCGCCAACTTCAACCTCAACGGCCACGACATCAACATCCATGTCGCGGGCGGCACCTATTCGGGCGTGCGGCTTCGCGGCATGGCCGGCAGCGGTCACGTCTTCTGGACCGGCGACCCGACGACACCGGCCAACTGCATCCTCAACGGCACCAGCGTCTCGGCAATCAATGCGGCGAACGTCGGCGGCGCGCACAGGATCAACGGCTTCGCGGTCCAGTCCAGCGGTGCCTACACCAACGATCCGTTGTGCGGCGTGAGCATTTCCGGCACCGGCACGGTTGTCGTGCTCGACAACATCCAATGGAATACCTGCAACGGCTCGCATCTCGCAGTCTCGCAGGCGGCGGTGGCCTCTATCGGGTCAAAGCAAATCATCAATGGTGGGGCGCAGGGCGGCAATCCCGGCATGCCCCAAGGCTGGCATATCTTCTGCGTTGACGGTGCGATCATTCAGGTCCCCACCGGCGCTCTGCCCAGTCTCTCGATCTTGACGTCCAGCGGCGGCGGCAACGGCGGCGGCTTCATCCTCGCCAGCGTGCTCGCCTTTACCGAGGTGGTTTATTCCAGCATCAGCGGCGCTACGAACTGGGGCGGCTACAAGTACACGGCAAACGCCAACGCGATCATGTCGGCGGGCGGCGGTGGCCCGAATTATTATCCCGGCTCCATCGCGGGCACCCAAGGGAATGGCGGTCAGTATTTCTAAAAAGGAGACATCACCATGCTGCTGCGCTACGCGGCGAGCAATTGGTATTGGATCGTCGGTGGTGACGAGGCAAACGTCTGGTCGAGCCGGCGCGCGGCATCGATCCCGGTCAACGATCCCGACTACGTCGCATGGCTCGCGGCTGGTAACTGGCCGACGCCGATCGCAACCATGGCGGAACTCGAAGCGGTGCTGGCCGAGCAATATCCGCCCGGCACGCTCACGACTTACACTTGGTTCAAGCGGTGGCAGAAAGAACAGGGCGGGATCACGCTGGCCTCGGGCATGCCGATCAAGACCGACGACCGCGCGCAGGCGAAGATCACAGGCGCGTTTGTCGCCGCGCAGGAGCTGCCGACCGTCATCACGCCGTGGCATGCGGCAGACGGCACCGTCCACCAGCTCGATGCGAGCCAGATCGTTGCGATGAACAATGAGCTGCTCACGCATATCAACAACTGCTTCGCGATCTCGGCTGAAATGCTGGCGGGGATCGAGGCCGGCACCGTCACAACGCACGAAGAGATCGATGCGGCGTTCGATGCGCCGATGACGCAAGCGCGCAGGGACTGGCTGAAGACGCCGCAAGGGTGACCGATGACCACCGTCAACATCACGGTCGAGAATGACGCCGACTTCTATCGCGTGTTTCAGTATCAGACCATCAGCGGCATTCCAATCGACATCAGCGGGGCGGCGATGTGGATGATGCTGCGCCGACGCGCCGAGGATGAGACGGCGCTGATGCGGCTCGGCACCGACACCGGCGAGATCGTGCTGGTCGATCCGATCAACGGCAAATTCTCCGTTCGCATCGCGCAGGTGGAGTTGGAGCGGCTCGGCCTCGGCGCCTTCGATCAGTCCATGATCATGAGCATCGCTACCTACAAGCGCAGCATCTGGTCGGGCACGCTGACCAACAATGCGGGGCCGTCACGATGAACACGGTCGAGGTCATCCGGGGAAGCAACGTCAGTTTCGAAGCCCCGATGACGCCTGTCGTCGTGCTCGCGCAGGATGATGTCGAGACGATCTCAGTCGGGGAAGTCGGGCCTCCGGGGCCGCCTGGACCTGTCGGTCCTACCGGGGCGGTGGGACCAGCCGGGCCACCGGGAGCCGGTTCTACCGTACCGGGGCCGGAAGGGCCGATCGGACCAGCAGGACCGCAGGGTCCGGCAGGGCCACAAGGGCCAGCAGGGCCGCAGGGACCAGCCGGATCAGCAACCGGCGCAGTGCGCTATGATACGGCGCAAGCCTTAACCACCGCCGAGAAGTATCAGGCGCGGAGCAACATCTACGCGGCGCCATTCGAGGCATGGGCTTATAGCGGCTTGCAGATCAACG